CCATTTCTTAACGTTACCCGAGCTTACTGCATGATTCCACAGCAGCATGTCATCGGGGTAGTAGGCAGGATTTGGTGCTTCATCGTCCATTGGTGTAGCGCCGCCGCCTGCGCCGGTGGTATCACCGGCTGTGTCGGTTAGGTCAACAAACAAGCAACCGTTTTCAGTTGTTTGATCTGCCTTATCGCGAGTCACCCAATCTGAGCCATCATAAAACTTAATAACTGGATAATTTTCCATGTCATTGGTATCAATCCAAACATCACCTTGACTTGGTGAACTTGGCTCTTCTGTATTAGCTGTTACATTGTTTACAGGTTTCCAAGTTGCAACACCACCTACTGTGTCTTTGATATACATGTCAACTGTGTCACCTGCATCATACCATAGCTTGCCATCTGGGACGATACCAGTTGGAGCAGAAGCAGAAACACTTGGATTTAAACTAATCCAGGCGCTACCTGTGTAACGCTTGATAGTAAATGCAGCCGCATTTGAATCTGCGGTTTGAATATAGATGTCGTTGGTGCTTAATGCATTGCCAAACGCTGTTGTTGCTGTGGCATTATCTTGATAGGCCACCAACATGTCAACTTTGCCTGGACCAACTGATTGAAGTGTCCAGCTTTCTGTGGTAGAGTTAAACTTTTGCAGTTTGAGATTGAAACCTGCATTTGGTGTGGTTGTCTTAAACCACACATCACCCGCCACCGAACCTGTTGGAACCGAGTAGTGCGGAGCAAGAGTCACTGTCTTTGACAGGGCGGCTGAGGTCACCTTAACCCAGACACCGGCTACTTTTTTGTAGAACTCAAAAAGTTCACCAGAAACATCTACGGCATATTGACCGTTGCTGCCAGTGCCGGGTCCCGGAACACCATTAGAAGTTGAAACTGGCATGGACACCCATTTGGCTCCTGAATACTCAAAGATACCCCATGATGTCGTGTCGCTTTCAACCCAATATTGGTTGTTGGTTGGAGGACCTGCTGGAGCGGTTTCACTTGGCTCCAACTCTCCCATTTTTAAATCTGCACGAACTAGAATGGCCCGGTTAGCAATACCTAGGTAGTAGTATGCTGCTAATAGACCATACTCATTAAGTTCGTGTCCATGAATTGGTGTACCATCGACAATAGTAAATTGCGGTTCACCATACAATTGCGTCAATTCTCTCTGACTTGTAATCAGCAAGGGCTTATTGGCATAAGCTGCTGTAGTGTAAAGTGCTGTGGTACCGTCAGGTGCTGTTTTATTTTCGCGACTTGCAAAAACAATAATAGGAACCGTTCCGGTGCCAGCTGATGCGTATGCACTTTCATCAATAACCGAAACACTTACGCCTGGGGAAACTAATTGAGCCATATAAATATCTCCATATTCATTCTAGGGATTCTTATACCCTTCATGAAGATATTTAGCAGTTTTTGGTAAAAAGGGCCTATTTATTGGTTTAACTTAGATTTGTTCTTTACTGGACAATCGTTTTGAGCTGTAAATAAAGCTGGTCAACAGTGCTATTGTTATCCACAATGTAATCAAATTGGGCTCCAACCCATGCTGTTTCGCTTGCATGAATACCTAACTGTTTTAATTTAATGGCTGCTGCTGCATCGCCCTTGTTGGCATTAGCAGCTATAGCATGCCAACTTGGTAACTCGCCCCGTTGCACCCAAATCACAGTTCCGCCAGCTTCTTTAATGGCACGAATTTCATTTGGAAATCTACAATCTGAGACCACAATGCTGTCTTTGGTATTTCGTAAACGAGCTTCAAGGCTTGCAATCCAAATATCATCGTGAAATCCACGACGACAAACTTCGGTACCCCAGTATTGTAATACCCATCGCGGTGTCAATTCAGGCATATTTAGCTTTTTAGCCCACCACGAATCAACTTGTTCTCGCCATTCTCGAGCCTCTTTGGTACGCCCTTCCAAGAGTTCCCTGTCCCAACCAAAAACTGCACCAACTGCATCTTTAAGGGCGGCGGCAAATGAGTCTCTGCGGAACTTGTGGAAATTTACAAGATAATCAGCGGCTGTGTCTTTGCCGGAACTAATGAATCCCACTAACCCAATGATTTTATTCATGCTAGTATAATAGCATTATTAACGCAAAAAATCAAGAGTTTTACTTTTCGTATTTTACCGTAAAGTCAATACAGGTTCTAAACATTTGTGGCACTAGATTTTTTTCTTTGTCAATCAATCTCTTTAAATCAGCAAACTCCTCATCATAATTTGCAGCTTTGAGTGCATTTAAAACTAATTCAACACAACTGACATGCGAATCATCTGACAGATCAAATAAATCATCGTATGGTTTGCCTTGCTGCTTCAGTAATGCATCAATGATTTTGGTCCATTCCGTGTTGTCAATGTTGTTTGGCGTTAGCAAACACACCGTATCGCATGCGAATACTTTATCAAATGTAGAATAATGCACACCAACACCAGTGGCCTCTACGAACTTGAAACTGACAGTGTCTGCGGGATTGGTGATATTATCGCAATTCATCAATGCATGGGTATAGTTTGCCCACACTCCGGTTTTGAACCATGACAACAAAGAAACTATAATACCGCTGAGATAGTGCTTTTCGCCTGTTAGAATAATGTAGTATCCCTTGGCCAGTAGACGAGCAAGTTCATCTTTATCAGCTTGTGTAATATATGTTTTTTTACTCCAAGATATTTTTCCTGGCAGCATTGCAATCCAATGATATATTTTATAAAACAACGAGGAATATTTAGACATTATGCAAATATAAAGCTGAGAGGTGTGCCACCTTCAGCATAGGTTTTAAGATCTTCTTCGAGTTTTTCAATTTCGGTTTGGGCTTGGGTTATGAGGTCGGTGCCGTTCAATTGCACACCACCTTGAGGTCCTGCCAGACTGGCAAACTTACTGCGAGCCTGACCCAACATCATTTTAGCCTGTGCCAGCGCATAGTCTTTAATCCATGGACCGGAACTGGTATCGGCTAACAAATCTTCATCCGGTCTAAAATTATAGGTTTGTATAATCACCTGTTCTTCTGCTTTGAAACGTCTGTGTAACAATAGCCGTTTTGTTGTGTTTGAAAAGTTGTAGGTCACATAGGCTCCAAACATTGTGGCCAATAGTTCTCGGTGACCCATGTACAACTCAAATATGGCCATCCTACCGGCTTTGGCGTAGCTCAACAGGTACATGTTCAAGTAACCAGCTTCAAAAGGATCAAAGCCAGTGGCACCAGAACCGCCCGAACTTACTCCTCCGCTGTTTTGTCTGAAGACATTTCTAACTTCAATAACTTCGTCAGGCAGTGTATATTCATTGACATTAGGTTCTAGTGTCAAGACCATATAGCTTTCTTCGACCGCACGGCTGCTTCGCTGACGATATTTGGCAACAGCCCTGTCAATGGCTATATCGTAGTGCTCTTTGTCAAGCTCGATATCAACCATGCCTCCGCCGAGGGTGAGTTCTATAGTTTTTTGAGCTTTGTTTCTTTGGGTAGTATCTGCCATGTGGTGTCTCCGATAGTATTTACCGGAGACACCCAGGTAAAGTTACTTAATTGCGCGGAGTAAAATAGTTTCTGGACTAATACGAGCCTTTAGTCTGGTTTCTACACTTCTAATAGGGTCTAAAAACTTGCGTAGCTGCGGCTTGCCAGCAATTCGAAACTTGTCCAGTACTTCTTGAGGCTTGCGTAGTTTTTTGCACACACTCAACGACTCGCTAAAACCAACAATGGCCCTGCCTTTAACAGTAAGGGTGTTAATTATCGTATCACCATGCATGTTGGCATGAAACCGCCCCAATTTGCGTGTTTTGGTATTGTAGACCCAAAGTTCGGTGCATCCAATAATATCTCGTGGGTCAATGCTGTTGAGCTTGAGCTCAACAAATTCCCTAAGATATTTCAGCTTTCGTACTAGCCTTTCCGGAGGCACTGGTTTGCGCCTGGGCTTGGCGCGAGTTGCAATCTTAGCGGCTTTATAAGCATTGGCTCCGTCAATGATGCTTTGATAAAATTTGATGGCATCCTTGGCGCCGCGCTTGCCTAGATGCTTGTATCCTTCAAGCAGTTGGGGACATTTGCCCTCAAGATACTCGTCGAGTTCAGCTACCTGACACTGGTAAATTTCTGGAATCTTTAAGGCAAACTGTGCAGACAATTCGGAAGTCTGCAAAAATTTATAGGTATCAAAATCTTTTTTGTCATTAAAATAATCGTCAACGGCTCCTTCAATTTCGCCTACTACTTCATTGAATTTTACATGTAAACGATCCTGAATCGTGTCTTTCTTGGCTTCGGTGGCTGTTGGCACAGACTTAGCAGGTGCTTGTTTAGCCAAAATTACTTCTAATTCAGCAATGCGTTTGTTAATGAATGCAAAATCTGATTTGACATCCTTAACCTTAAGGCCTACCATAAACATTCTGCATTTATAACCCAGAGTTTGTCCAAGCTGCCAGTCTGGTAGAAGACTAAACTTTTTTGGATACTCCTCGTATCCTTTGTTTATAGCACACCAATCTTCAAAAAATTTCCGAGAATCTTTTCCGTCACAAGCATAATTATACCAATTAAACGCTCGCGCTATGCGAGAGTTCAATTCCGTTGCTGTCAATGAATCTTGGTCGTCCCATGTTGGCTCTTGTCCTAGGTATTTTATATCTTTAATATTTTTAATAGGTCTGAGCTTGATCTTGCCGTCAGCCATGTATTTGGTATTACCGGCAGCTTTAACATTATGGGCAACGGGTTTTTTGGACTTTTTGGCAGTAATTTTAAATTTAGTTACTAGCGACATGGTTCTCTCCTAGGAGTATGTATCCAATGTCGTTATTATAGCTTCGTTTATACTTGCTGTCAACCAAAACGATACGATAAATAGCATGAGGATCAAATATGCCAAAGATATCACTCTGGAAAAACGCTAAAACCACAGATTATTTTTATCAGGACCGCATTATTCGCGAAGCAGTGGGTGCTGGCGGCACTTCCTTTTTGGTCCACAAATACCTTGGACCAGCAGCCGTAGAAGATGGATCTGATCCGGCAAGACCAAACTTGTCTGAGCAGGACCAGCTCAGTGAGCTGAACATGCAGGATCTGCTGTTTATGGAAAACCGCGACCGTGTGTATGACACAAGCATATACGAATTACGCGGCGCTTATAATGTAGCTGACCAAGACTTTGATCTAAGTCAGTTTGGATTGTTTTTAAATGCAGACACATTGTTTATTACTTTTCATACTAACGAAATGGTAGAAAGATTGGGCCGCAAACTCATGGCTGGTGATGTTATTGAAGTTCCACATTTGAATGATGACCTGCTGTTAGATGCCACAGCCAAGAGCATTAATAAATTTTATGCTGTTCAAGATGCAAGTCGTGCAGCCGAAGGTTTTGGTCCAACTTGGTGGCCACACCTTTGGAGAGTCAAGGTATCGCCAATCAACGATGCACAAGAGTATCGCAGTATCTTAGGCAATCCAGAAGATCCTGACAGTTTGAAAAACGCTCTAAGCACTTATCAAACTGAAATAAAAATTGACAAGGCAATTTTAGCTAGTGCAGAAACATTTACACCAGGTGTGGGATATCCAACCGGGTATCCTAACACCGCTGCTGGTGAACCAACTTATATTCCTCAAATTAATGTAATGAAACCTGGTGGTGTCAGTGACAATACGGTAATGACCAAAGAGTTGGCTGCATCGCGAGGAGACACTACAGATGTTCCAACAGGATTGACATTTCCCAGCAACCCAAATCAAGGGGACTTGTTTATTCGTGTAGACTTTACACCAAACAGATTATTTTCTTATCGAGGAACTAGATGGCACAGAGTACTTGATGTTGAAATTGCTGATTGGAGAGCTAACACTGTCAATGCCGGTAGCTTTATTCAAAATAAAGCAAATACCACCACTAATAGTTTTGGAACCGAGAGTACCACCATAAAAAGCCAGCAGCCGCTAAGTCGAGTATTCACTAAACCTAAACCT